AAAATGGCCCAGGATTGACCTGGCGGCTCATCCGCCCAGGTGGTCGAAAAAATCCGGGGCGATCGATACAGAGGAATTTAAACGGGTTTTAAACAAGGTTTCGAGGTGGCGGCATGAAACGAAACGCGGCGGCGATCAACACCATGGAAATACCCCTGGCGAACGGCGATCTGCCGGAGTGGGTCGAACTCATTCCGGCCGGGGCGGTGGACGGCAGGGACGGTCGGTCATGGAACAACTCCAGGCCGGAATCGATCCTCGCTCATTTCGCGCAACTGGCCTGCGATCTGCCGATCGACATCAACCACAGCACCGAGCTGAAGGCGCCAAAGGGCGAGCCTGCCCCGGCCATCGGCTGGGTGATGGAACTGGAGGACCGGAACGGGGCGATCTGGGGCAGGGTCGAATGGAACGCCACCGGTAAACAGCTGGTCGGCGAGCGGGCCTATCGTTACCTGAGCCCGGTGATCATCTATCAACCGAGCAGCGGCACCATTGTCGGTCTGACTTCGGTCGGCATCACCAACCGGCCGAACTTGCAGCTACCGGCGCTTAACCATGAACAAGGGGCCGAGCCCCAAGAGGAGAACACCATGCTGAAAGCATTACTGGCGGCCCTTGCGTTGCCGGAGACTGCCACCGAGGCGGAGGCCGTGGCAAAAGTGAAAACGCTGCAGGGCGAACTGACGACCGCCATGAACCGGGCCGATAATCCGAGCCTAGAAAAATTCGTGCCGCGTGCCGACTTTGACGCAGCGCTGGCCAAGGCCACCAACGCCGAGCAGAAACTGGCGCAGATCAAGACCGAGCAGTCGGAGACCGCCATCAACGCGGCGATCGAGCAGGCGCTCAAAGACGGCAAGATCACCCCGGCCACCGCCGATTATCACAAGGCGCAGTGCCGGCAGGACGGCGGGCTGGAGAGGTTCACCGCCTATTGCGCGGCCGCTCCGGTGATTGCCGGCGCGTCCGGGCTGGAAGGGAAGAAGGTGGACGGCGAGACAAAGGCGCTGAACGCCGAGCAGCAGCAGATTGCCGAGATGTTCGGCAACAGTGCCGAGGACCTGGAGAAGTACGGGAAATAAAAAAACAGGACAGAGGCGACAGGACGGGGGCTGAGTCCTCGGCCCTTCCCCTGGTCATCAACTTTAACGGGAGATCACCATGGCTTTATCAGCAGACAGAAACACCCCGCGGCGCGCCGGCGATGGACTCAAACTGGCACTGGCAGCGGCCACCCTCATCTATGCCGGATCAATCGCCTGCCGCAACGCCGCCGGCAACGCGGTGCCAGGAGCAACCGCCACCACCCTGAAGGCGCTCGGCGTGGCGGAAGAACGGGTGGACAATTCGGCCGGGGCAGCCGGCGATAAAAGTGTCCAGATCAGAAAAGGCGTTTTCCGCTTTACCAACTCGGCGGCGGCCGACGAGGTCACCATCGCCGATCTCGGCAACGACTGCTATATCGTGGACGATCAGACGGTGGCAAAGACCAACGGCACCAACACCAGGTCGGTGGCCGGCAAGGTCTTCGACGTCGACGCGGACGGGGTCTGGGTCGCGTTCGCGTAAGCGGTCCGACAGGTTATCACTGACATCAACAAGGAGAGAACATCATGATCATCAACAAAGCGAACCTGGAGGCGGTCTTCATCAACCTGAAGACCACTTTCAACAAGGCCTTCGACGCGGCCCCGTCCATCTGGCAGCAGACCACCATGCTGGTGCCGAGCGGATCGAGCCAGAACAATTACAACTGGCTCTCCCGCTTCCCGAAGATGCGGCGGTGGATCGGCGAGAAGTTTATCAAGGCGTTCGAGGCGTTCAAGTACGTCATCGTCAACGACGACTGGGAGGCCACCGTCTCGGTGAAGCGTAACGATATCGAGGACGACAGCCTCGGTATTTACGCGCCGATGGCCCAGGAGGCGGGCTATTCCGCCAAGCAGCTGCCGGATGAGATCGACGCGGAGCTGAAGAACAACGCCTTCGCCGGCATCTGCTATGACGGCCAGTATTTCTACGATACCGACCATCCAGTGGCAGGGGTGAGTGTCAGCAACAAGGGCACCGCCGCCCTGTCGGCCGCCAGCCTGGCGGCAGCCGCCGCCAGCTACGGCGCCGCCCGGGTAGCAGTCATGGGTTTCAAGGATGAGGAAGGGCGACCGCTGGCCCTGGTGCCGGATACCCTGGAGGTGCCGGCGGCGCTCGAGGCAACCGCCAAGCTGCTCTGTGAGGGCGACAAGCTGGCCGACGACACCCCGAACCCCTACAAGGGCACGGCCAAGGTGTTGGTCAATCCGCGTCTCACCTCTTCAACCGCCTGGATGTTGCATGTCTGCAGCCGGCCGGTGAAACCGTTCATCTACCAGGAGCGGAAGAAGCCGGTCTTCGTACAGCAGACCGACATGGCCAGCGAGGACGTGTTCATGAAGGGCGAGTACAAGTTCGGGGCCGAGGCCAGGGCTGCGGGCGGATATGCCTTCTGGCAGTTGAGCTACGGCTCCACCGGCGCGGCGTAAACGGCAGGACTAAGCAGCAGGACTGAGGACTGCCTTGCAAAAGACGTAGTCCTCAGCCCATGAATCCCAAAAGACAAGAGGAAATCATGATCACGATAACGAGCAAGAAGAATGGGTTCAGGCGCTGCGGCATTGCCCATGCCGATACCCCGACAGAGTATCCGAATGATGCCTTCAGTCCGGCAGAACTGAAGGTTTTGAAGGCTGAGCCGATGCTGACAGTCGTGTTTAAAAAGGACCCGGATAAGAAAGATAAGCCATGAACTACGCCACCACCGCCGACATCCTGGAACAGATGGCCGAGGCCGAGCTGATCGCCCTCACCGACGACGAGGGGCTTGGCCTCGTGGATGAGACGGCGGTCGACCGGGCCGTGGCCAATGCCGGAGCGTTGATCGACGGCCATTGCCATAATCGCTACACGGTGCCGTTCGAGCCGGTACCGGAACTGGTGCGGATGTACACGGTCGACCTGGCCATCTTCAACCTCTACAGCCGGCGCACCCATATCGCGACCCCGGCCATCATCATCGAGCGGCAGAAGCAGGCCCTGGCGTATCTGAAACGGGTCCAGGACGGGGCGGCCACGATCGACGCGCCGTCCAGGACCGTCCCGGAGAGCACCAGCCAGGGCGCGTCGTTTTCCGGCAATGACAGGCTGTTCACCAGAAAAAGCATGAGGTGGTGAGATGATCGAACAAGTAGCCGCCGCGATAGCTGCGCGGCTGAACAGCCTGGGGATCTTCAAGTCGGTGGAGCGGACGGTCAACAGGAAGGTGTTGCAGACTCCGCCGTCTGTCGCCTTCTTCCTGGCCCGCGATCGGGAGGTGGAAGACGAGCCGACAGTCACTCGCGCCCTGGGCTGGGATCTGCTGCTGATGATTCCCGCACTCGGCGCGGACAAGGGGCAGAAGTCGGCCGGGGATTGTATCGATGCGGTGCGGGACGCCTTTGTCGGCTGGCTGCCCTGGGAGACAGGCGGGGTCCTGCCTGCCGCCGTGCCGGAGATCGTCCTGGAGGGCATCGAGCAGACCATGCTCGTCTATACGGTGCGACTGACCATGTCGGTCATGCCGGAAAACATTCAATAGGGAGTAGAGCATGAAGGAATATACGGCTGTAGCCGAGTTTGAACATGACGGCAAGAGGATAGCACCGGGCACGAAAATCAAACTCGATGACGCCTCCGCGGCGTATCTGCTGCGAGGCGGAGCAATCAAGGCGATTGAAGGAAAAGCCGCCGTTAACAAAGAGAAATAATCAAACGCCGCTTACGGGCGGGATGAGGAACCATTATGGACAAACCATTTTCACTCATGGGCGCAGGCAGGGTGCACCTGGATATCCTGACCGATACCGGCGAGTCTACCGGCCTGGCCCTGAAGGGCAACTGTACCAAACTCTCGGCAAAAACGGATGCCGAGTTGATCGAGGAATACGGGGCGAGCGATATCGATCTGTTTCAGACCATCGCCTCCGC